CCTGGTGTTGGGTACAACTCGGCGAACCCGGGCCAGGCCGCAGCGCTTGGGTACTTGTGGGGCAAGGACGTCGTTCTCGCCTACGTGCCCGCTCGTGCTGGCCTTCGGATCCCTGCCTTCGCCTACGAGTTCAACTGGGGCTACGGCGGCAGCCGTCCTCAGGTGGCCGAGCGGTGGCGTGAGGAGCCTCGCAAGAGCGACATCGTCCGCATTTCCCGCAGGTACGACCTCAAGCTCGTTGCGCTCGATGGTTCGAGCAAGGCGATCGCGGGCTACCTCATCAAGGCCGCAGTGGCGTAAGGAGGAATCATGCCAACTGCAGTTACCGACATCAAGCACGGCGACGACGAAGGCAACGTCACCTACATCGAAGCTGGTGAGGAAGTCAGTGGCCTCGACGAAGAGACCATGGATTCTCTTCGTGCATCCGGTGCCATCACCGACGAACCGACCAACGACGATGCAGAGCGTCTCGCGCAACTCGAGGCCGAAGTCGAAGAGCTTCGGTCGAAGCTGGCAACCGTGGGCCAGACGGTTCAGTCTCGTGGCGGAGGTTCCCCTCTCGACATGGGGATCGTCACGGATCCGGATCAGCTCGACGCGGCCAACGAAGACGTCACAGGTGGGACGCCTGCCGAAGAGTCGGCACCTGCCCCGGAGCCGCCTTCTGAGGTCTAATGGCCCTGCACATTGCTGTAGAGGACGTACAACAGTGGCTTGAGCCTACCAAGCTCACCATCTCTGCGGTCGACACAGTTCTGGAGGCTACTGCGTTTCAGTACGTAGCCTCCAGACTGGCAGGCCGCTACGATCCGACACCTTGGACATCCACGTCAACGACTCCGCCTCTTGTCAAGAGTGTGGAGTCGATGTGGTATGCCGGGATGTACTACAAGAGACAGTACAGCGAGAACACTGACGATTCGGGATACGGGAACTGGATCGTCACCTACGCAACGAACTTGATGGATGGCCTGGCAACGGGAAAGCAGGACATTCTTGGTTCTGCAGGAACTGTTGAACCGTGGGCACTTCCTCAGCTGTGGCCAACAGATGCGTCTACCGATCTTGCAGATCCCTCTCTTGGAGGCGATCCAACGGATCCGAATGCTTCACCTCGAGCCTTTCGAATGGGACAGGTGTTCTGATGAGCGACTTCATCCCAATCGAGCCACCGCCTGGCGGAATGCCATATGCAGTTCCCTTCCTTGGGTTCAACATCGAGCGTGTTCCGACGCTCGCTGTTGATCTCTTCCAGCTCGCCGAATGGTCGCAGAATCTCGAGGACGTGAGATCACTCCTGGAACTCATTACCGACGAGGTGATGATTCCGTCTGTCCACGAGAACTTCTTGGCGGGTGGTCGCCCTCCTTGGGAACCGCTGTCGGAGTACACTCTTGCACAGAAGCAAGGCAACAGCATTCTGATTGAGACGGGCAACCTCTTGGACGTAGCGACAGCTCAAAGCACTTGGGTGATCGATGCCGCCGAGGGCGAAGGTTCTGTAATCGTCCAGGATCTGCCTGGCGCTGAGTATGGGTTCTACCACATGACAGGTACGACCTATATGCCTCAGCGCGCTTTCCTGGACTTCCAAGACGAAGACCTGGACAAGATCGACATGGTGATGGGTCACTGGGTCGATGTCCAAACACTCACATCGGGGTTCTTTGAATAGTGCCGCTTACCGACAAGCCAAGCGTCCTGACACAATATCAGGTCGACTTCTTGAAGGCGAATGCCACTCTGCTTGGAGTTCCCGATACTCCCAACACAGCGAGCCCAACTCCGTCGATCTTCTACGGCGATCAGCAACTGATCCCAGTCACACCAACGTTGTGTGTCGAACCGAACGAGCGCCCGCGCGAGATGACGCACACAGGCAACAAGGGATCAGTTTCGTTCAACCAGTACATCTACATCTACCATGGGCAGCTCCAGGACGACCAGCTGAACGTAAAGGAATGCAACCAGTTCTCAGAAGCAGTCGAAGCGCTACTGCACACAGACAAGACAATGGGTGGAAATGTGATCTACGGATACGTCGCTCAAATGCAGGCAGGGGTCCTGATTCGATCGCCCAGGACCATGATGCGAGCAACAAGGCTGACGTGGCTCGGGATTAGCCAGGTGGTGATCTAGACAGGAGGCCCGATGGGCACAGTCCGAGTTGAAGACGAACATTACCCAGAGGGCGAGATGTTTGAGATCCCCGGTCTGGGTCTTGTTCCCAACATGCAGGAAGTCCAAGTCGACGAGGTTCAGATAGCGACATACACAGCTATGACCGGCAACGTATGGCCAGATAACGACTATCTGGTCATCGAGTCGAAGGAACCTGTCCCCGAAGAACCAGTAGAGTCAGCCCCTGTGGAGCCTTCTCCGGAGGGACCGCCCGCTGAACAAGCCACAGGAGGTGAGGGTTAATGCCCGTTGGTGTTGGTGCACAGGAGATCGTTGGCGTAGCTGCCGAGACGGTCGTCGGGACGTATCTTGCACCCACGCACTGGATGCTGTTGCGTTCTGAATCGTTCAAGTACGTTCAGGATACTGTGTGGCGTAGACCGCTGCGCGGTATCGCTGACATCGCAGGTCCTGTTCAAGGTAACTCCCATATCGAAGGCGACTTCGAAGTGGAGGTCACCGAGGACATCCTGCCTCAGCTGCTTCGTGCTGCTCGCGGAACGCAGGTCGTAACGGGTACAACGCCCAAGACCTATACGTTCACGCCGAGTGCTGTTGCGATTCCGGCGAAGACGATGTCGATCAGCGTGTCGCGTGCCGGCGTAGTGTTTGGCTACGTTGGCTGCATCATCACGTCGATGGAGTTCTCCATGGACAACGGATTGCTGATTGCCAAGTTCAGCATCTTGGGTCAGGACGAAGCAACCCAGACGGCGCTCACGCCGACCTACGTGGTCACTCCTCCCTATGGGAGTGGTCAGTACAGCCTCGAGATCCCGACAGCAACGCCGGTCACCGATACGGACGCGTTCACGCTTACGATCGACGATTCGGGCGAAGCGCAGTACCGGATCAAGAATAATCGATTCATGCAGTTCGCGAAGTACGGAGAGCGGACGGTCGTGCTCAAAGTGTCGCGCGACTTTGTGGATCGAGTCGAGTACGACGCGTTCAAGGTGCTGACGTCAAAGGCGATCAAGCTGTCGGCGACCAAGAGTGCATCGGCTTCTGTCACGTTCGAGGTGAAGGCGGCAATCGTTGATACGTACGACATCGGTGGAACGACTGGTCAAGGTGATCTTGTTCGTGCTGACGTTACGTACAATGGTGTGTTCGATTCTGGTACTAGCACGCCATATACGATCGTTTGCGTCACGAACGCGACCATCACAGTTCCCTAACAACGAAGGAGTAGCTATGCCCAGGGCTACGATCAGTACAGATACTGTTCATTACGACCTCAAGACCTGCCCGGAAGGTTTCGTCGAGCTTCGACGTATGCCTTACGGGCAGTGGCTTCATCGGCAAGAGATGGCGATGCGACTTCAGATCGAAGCGCAAGGGCGTCAGAAGGAAGGGTTCAAGGGCGAGATGCTGATGGCGAACTCTGCTGTCACTCAGTTCGAGTTCTCTAACTGTGTCGTGAGTCACAATCTGGAGAACGAGAACGGTGAACCGCTCGACTTCCGTTCGACGCAGGCGTTGGCGGTTCTTGATCCGCGTATTGGTCAAGAGATCGGACAGTACATCAACGAGATGCACGAGTTCGAACCGGGAAACTCCTCAGACGGATTGAGCTCTTCCTAGCCGGAAGCAAGCTTGATCCGGACGTACACGAGATCGCAATGCTGGTCGAAGTGACGAATCTGTGTAGTGGCTTAGGTACATTGCCTCGAGAGGGAGGCCTGTTCGATCAGGACTTCCTGTTGGTGGAAGGGATGTATCTGGTGCTAATAGCCCAGAAGATCAAGTCAGATGAGGAGTGGAAGCGTGCGTACGCTTCCCTTCCCAAAGGGGGTCATTAGTTGCCCCTAGGGACGCGAGAAGTACTCCTTATCATACGTGCACGTGATCAAGCTACACGCGTCATTGCTGACGTTGGACGTGCGTTCACTAATCTTGAAGGCGAAGCTGCCGCGTCCGCAGCGTCTGGAATCAAAGCTGGATCTGCGATTGCCGGTGTCGGTATTGGACTGACAGCGGTAGGGCTAACGGGTCTGTCGTTCTTTAAGAACGCAACCCAAGCTGCGGCTGACTACAATCAGACAGCTGCGCTCACTCTGACGCAGGTTCAGCAGACAGGTGTCTCGCTAGAGCAGATCAAAGACATCGGCCGCGACGTTGCTGCCTCGATTCCTGCTCCGTTCGAACAGATGCAGGCAGCTCTGTACGACATCTTCTCGTCGATGGATGTCGGTATTGACGGCGCTCGGATACTCCTAACAGAGTTTGCAACAGCCGCTGTAGCTGGACAGACTGACGTTCAAACTGCCGGTCGAGCTACCATCTCGATCATGAACGCATTCAAGGTTCCTATTAGCGATGCGAACAAGGTCTTGGATGCACAGTTTGCTACTGTACGTGTTGGTGTCATCAACTACCAAGAGCTCGCCTCAACTATCGGTCGTGCTATCCCGTCGGCAGTTCGAGCTGGACAGAGCTACCAGGCTCTAGGTGGCATGATAGCCTTTATGACTCGTAATGGCTTGAGTGCTGCCCAGGCTGCTACTTCTGCCGCAAGAGCCTTGGACCTGTTGAGCAACCCGAAGTTTGCAAAGCATATGCACGACTTCGGGATCGAGGTCTACGACGCACAGGGCAACATCCGTCCTATGGTGGATGTTATCCACGACCTCCAGGCTAAGTTCAAGGACTTGACACCAGAGGAAGCCACTGCCAAACTAGCAGACCTAACTAAGGGTGCGGGTGGTACTATCCAAGCAATGCGGTTCTTGAACCTTGCTGTTCACGATAGCAACGACATGCTTGGAGAGTTGACCAGCGAAGTGACAAACTCGTCAGGCGCTATGGGAACTGCCTACAATACGATGTTCGGTCAGCCAGCTTCGCAAGCGCAACTGTTTAGCAACAACGTCGACGTCTTGAAGACGGAGATTGGCGACGCACTCCTGCCAGCGATGAACAAGTTGCTCGGGGTGGGCATCAACATCTTGCAGTGGTTCCGTGATATGGATCCGCACGTGCGAGAGTTGATTGTTCGAATCACAGTTGTCGCGTTTGCCTTCATTACCGTTACAGGTCTCGTCGTGACGTTCGTTGGCGCCTTGATGATCTTGGACGCAGTACTCAAACTGCTGACGACTACTGGCGGACTGAAGGCTTGGCTGGGCAAGATGAACGAAGCTGCAATCGGTATCGTTGTTCTTGCTATAGCTGTTTGGGGTCTCGTACACGCTTTCCAGGCTCTACAGGACAACGATGTTGGCGGAGCTATCATTGGAATAGCTACAGCTATAGCAGCCTTGACGTATGCCTTCGCTACGTTCGACGTCGTCGCGGGCGTTACAGCTGCTGTTGCTGCCGCTCTAAGCATTCCGTTCATCCTTGCTGCCGCTCTGATTGCTGCCTTAGTCGTAGCAGTACTTGCGCTCGCCTACGTCATCTATCGCAACTGGGACACGATCAGAGACAAGACAACCGAAGTCTGGGGTTGGGTCTGGGATCACCTGCAGATGGTTTGGGGACTGATGCAGCAGTTCTGGGACTGGGTTTCAACGACTGCTGGGAACGTCTGGGGCCACCTTACTGACATTGTTGTAGGTGCTTGGAACGGGATAACAGCTGCTACAGATGCGACAGTAGGGTTCATCATAGACCGCTGGAACAATATCGTTAGCATCTTCGATACTGTCATGGGCAAGATCGAACAGTTCGGTTCTTGGTTCTGGGGAACCTTCGGTCCAGGTATCATGAGAGTCGTTCACTCGATTGGCGGGTTCTTCTCTGACGTAGGTGCTCAGATCGTCGAGACAGTCACTTCGATTTGGTCTCGCCTGATGTGGTTCTGGTCAGGCTTCATGACGGTCTTCGT